CCGTTGGTGGCACGGTTGCGCGTCTAGTTGCTCAACCCAAAATGAGTAGAATCGATGACACCGAACCAGCGTAAATCTGCCGTTGTGGCTGTCGTTGCCGCACTCGCTGCACCAGCGGAAGGACTCAGGCAGTGGGCCTACTATGATCCGCCCGGTATTCTGACTGTCTGCCGTGGGCACACTGGTCCAGAAGTGGTCAAGAACAAGAAGTATTCGCTGCAAGAGTGCGAGCAGTTCTTCACAGAGGATATGCTCAAGGCTGTTGCCATTGTTGAGCGTTGTGCTCCAGGGTTACCAGTAAAGGTTCATGCTGCGTTTGCCGATGCCGTGTTTAACATGGGTTCAACCATCGCATGTAACAAGACCAAATCTACAGCCGCGCGCTTATTGGCAGCCAAGGATTATGAAGGTGCCTGCAATCAGTTGCCGCGTTGGGATAAAGCTTCGGTCGGTGGTATCATGGTTTCTCTTCCCGGTCTGACAACACGACGCGAGCGGGAGAAAACGGTTTGCCTTGAAGGTGTTGTTGAACTTGAAGGGGCACAAAATGACATTCACTCCACCAACACCACTCCCTTGCCCACTGGGTTTTACACCAGCCAACTGTGGGTATAGTCAGTGTTTTCAAACAGCCTGCCAACACCTGAAGAACTTGGGTGTAATTGTCAAATGTTCGATAGTGAGGAAGTGAGTGCACACCTATAAAGATTCACTTGTGCGCGCACAAGTTGAGCAGCGGTGATGCTCACTCGGTTATATTCCGCGTGACGGAAAACCCGCACGTCGGATTGAGGATTGTACCCAAGGGTGCAAAGACTTGAACGACTGTATCGACCTTAAATTGGCAAGGGGACAAAATGAGTCCTCGTGAGTGGGAGCGACTGGTTCTTTGCTACATGGCCGGTTGCTGTGCAGGGCTTCTTTTTGCTTGGGGGATTATTGAATGTTCGGTCTGACGTGGTTGAAAGCGGCACCTTGGATCATCATTGCCTTTCTGGTGCTGGCGCTAGGCACTGTCACCAACGCCTACCTTGGCAAGCGTGATGAATTGGCCACCTTCACAGCGCAGGTTGCGGCCGAAGGTAAAAAGGCCAAGAAAGATTTGGAAGACGCCAAGAAGTTCAGCGAGACAACCCTTAAACGATTGAAGGACGAAAATGAAAACCTTATTCCACAGATTCGCAAAGACGCTGTTGCCAATTACATTGCTACCCACCCTGCTAAGCGGGTGCGCGTCCCAACCTGTCCCGTTGGCGGTGGAGTGCCCACCGATACCAACAGTGTCCAAGTGGATGATGCAACCGTCGAAGAACAAATTTTTGACGAACCCGCGCTCGACGGAGCCTTCATTGAAGAATGCGCCATCGACTCTGCCAAAGTCACGACATGGCAGCAGTGGTGTAGAGACCACCGATGCCCGGTAGAGGTGCAGTAGGTATGTTAAAGTTCTGCGCCTACGTGCATCTTAAACCCGATCTAACGCCATTCTATGTTGGCAAAGGAACTTTAAATCGGGCGCGAACGCTTGCCAGAAGTGCCAGAAGTATCTGGCATCAAAGGGTTGTTGAAAAATACGGGAGAGAGAATATTGTCATCAAGACGATAATGTGCGCCTCTGAGGACGAGGCGTTCTTTATAGAAACCTCGCTCATATCCTTGTTACGTGAGCAAGGTGTTGTTCTGTGTAACAAAACCGACGGCGGTGAAGGTATTGTTGGGCACACACATTCCGCTGAAACAAAGAAAAAACTTCGTGATAACCATAAGCACACGCCGGCTTCTGCTTACCAGAAAGCGGTAACGCGAGCTACCCATTGTGGTAAAACAGTATCTCCTGAAACTAGACTTAAAATGTCAAATGCGATGAAGCTAAGGATGAACACACCTGAGATTAAGGAGGCGATACGGCTGAAGAATCTCGGTAAGAAGCGGTCACCCTCAACATGCGCTAAATTCAGGGAGATACAGCGTGCAAGGGTTATATCTGAGGAAGATAGGTTGCAGATGGGCCTCAGGCCGTTAATCTAATCCCCTCGATCAATAACCGCATCCCCTCTGCACAATGATTTACATTATTTTTTCATTATTGCAGTTGACAATACAGAAACACTTCTGTATTGTCTCGCCCATGCGCCCATGCGACGCAACCAGTACATACGACCTCGATGGCCGAATGATAAGTAAAGTGGTAAAAGTTCAACTCGGTTTTTAATTTAACATCTAGGAGTTTCAAAATGGCTGGTCAAACAATGAGCACCCAAGCTGCACGAATTGGCAAGTGGAAAGGTGAAATCCTCGCTCGCGCAATCCCGTGCGAAGTCCTGCAAATCGCAGGTGTGCACAAGGAAATGCCTAAGAACGTATCTGATACGGTTGTATATCGCCGCTGGGTTCCGTACAACGCAACGACTGGTAACCCGAACATCCTGATCCAATCAGGTGCGGCTGTGGTTGAAAGCGATGCCTCGAATCGTGTCGATACGATGCTCACTGCGAATCTGTTGACCGAAGGCACCACGCCTAGCCCGGACAGCATCGTCGCGCAAGACATCACCGTGGTCCTCAAGCAATATGGTTGCCTCTACTCCTTCACGGACAAGACGGCCGACTTGTACGAAGACAACATCAGCGACGCCCTGAAAACCCAAGTGGCTGAGCGCATGATGCTCATTCGTGAGCTTGAGCTTTACTCGAAGGTCCGTGCGGGCACCAATCGCTTCTACGGCGGTACGGGCACCACGTTGGCTACGGTCGATGGCAAGCTGACTCCGAAGCTGTTGCGCAAGGTGGCCCGTTCGCTGATGAACAACCACGCCAAGAAGCCGACTTCGATTCTGGCCCCGAGCCCGAACATCGGAACTCGCCCGATTGAAGCAGCGTTCCTTGTGTTCGGTTCTGGTGATATGGATGCCGACCTTCGTGACACGACTGCGTTCCCTGGCTACACTCCGGTTGCCACCTACGGTTCCCGCAAGCCGATCCATGAAAATGAAATCGGTTCGTTCGAGAACTTCCGCTTCGTCGCCTCCCCTGAACTGGTTCCGTTCCAGAACGCGGGTGCGGCCATTGGTACGACAGGTGCGCTGTCAACCGGTGGAACTGCAATCGACGTGTATCCGCTGATCGTTGCTGCTCAAGAGAGCTACGGTACGGTGGCGCTGCGCGGTTCCAAGGCGTTCGATCTGTCGGTCATCCCGGTCGGCAACAAGGACAGTGGAGACCCGCTGGGTCAGCGCGGTTACATCGGTTCCAAGTTCTACGCCGCTTCAATGCTGCTGAACCAGCAGTGGTCGGCCGTGATCTTGGTCGGTGTTGGCAATCTCGCCTAAGTTGTGACAACCCCCTCTTCGGAGGGGGTTGATGTTTCACCTTATTTGATTTTCAAACAGGAGTTGTAAAATGGCAGGCAAGAAAACTGATTCACCTGAGATTGACGTTCAACAACCGTCAGAAATCTTCGACAAGGTTTATATCCCTGATCCGGTTGAAATCGAGATCATCCCTGGCACCAGCCATGGCGTAAAAGGCAAGGGTGGTCTGAGTGTTCATGCACAAGAATTGCTCTTCAATGAAGAGATCATTGAAGTCATGGTGCATGAATCCACTGACGAGAATGCTGAGAACCCGATCTTCGTTGGTTGCAACGGGGTTGCACAGTATTTCTATCGCGGTGTCCCTCAAGAGGTGCGCCGGAAATTCGTGGCCATTCTCGCCTCGTGCAAAGAGCACGGAATCACTACGCCGGAAGTCATGTCGCCCGATGGTTCCAAAACCATGAGCATCCGTCGCACCAGTTCTCTGAAGTATCCGTTCTCAGTCATCAGTGATCCGAATCCTCGCGGTGCCGATTGGCTTCGTAGCATGTTGCGCGCACCAACCTAAACAAAAGCGGGGGGAACTTCCCTCCTGTTGATACCCTCGCTTTTTCCGGCACAACGTCTTTGACTTGTGCCGGTTTTTCTTTTATCATCAGCGCAACTCAAATGAAGAGGGTTGATCATGGATATCGGTGAATTGTTCGCAGGTTTAAACGCCCTTGATGTTGTACGGGTCTTGTGTGATGCGGCCGGCAATCCTATCGGTCTGAAGGTCGATGACCATTTAATTGTCGGGTCCGATCTCGGACTTGATCAGTACATCAAAGAGGTTGCACTGGCAAGTGTCTTCCCGAAACCTACATTGACGTACCCGACTTCAAACTTGACCGGTGTTTCTCTGACGCCAACCTTGACCAGTGCTGAGGGTGTTTCAAGACCCTTCATCTTGTCAAGGCGTAATGGCACCGATCAAACAGGTGTTGGGGTGAACACCGACCTGATATTCAACGAAGCTTCTGATGAAGATATCCATCTCGACACAAGTACGGGCATCTTTACCCTGAAGGCTGGACTTGAATATGTGATGACTGCCGGTGCCAACCTGACAACCTTTAGTGGGTCAACCGCCTTTGCGTATTATCGATGGGTATTTTCAGCAGACAACACACCCCTTCCGCTCGGTCAGTCAGGCAGCATTATCCCCAGCACATTCACGTCAAATAGTGGTTCGCAACCTGTGGCCACTGCTACCCTGCGACCCTCGGTTGATACCGGGGTCAAGCTCCGGGTGTGGCAGGGTTCAGGGACATGCCTATTGGCTGCTGCAAACTCTTGGGCGACCGTTCAAACGAGCACTTCGCGGTTCCTTGATTACACTTCGGATAAAAGTCAGTTCCAAATAAAGACGGTTGGCACGTCACAAGCTATCTATGATTCAGGTGAGGTTTCAGGAATCACGCATTCTGTCTCCACTGCACTCCCTGCGAACACTGCCCTTGCTGTGCGGGTTCGTCACCGGGATGTGTTCACAGGCAACTGGACAAGTTGGACGGATTGGGTTTCGTTCACCACTGCTTAATCAGCCTCTCTGGAAGGAGAACTAAAATTAACTACCTACAACTGTGCCAGCGCGTATTCCAAGAGGGTGGTATCTCCGGTCAACTTACTTCAACGCAGAATCAGACCGGTGAGGCGGCGCGCGTTGTTGGGTGGGTTGCAACGGCCTATCAGGAAATCCTGAATGATCAAGGTATGGTATGGAATTTCCAGCACAAGTCGCACGCTGTTCAGTTAACACCAAATGTAGGCACGTACAGCTTTGCTGACCTTGCGTTGCCAACAGGGGTTCAGTGGGATACCCGGTCAATGCGCGTTGCGATCAACGCCAACTTCTCGGACGAGACTTTCTTGCAGCACATGCGGTTCGATCAGTTCCGTGATTACTGGTTGTTCTCTTCGCGTCGTGATACCAAGTCGCGCCCACTGAACGTGGCTGTCGATACCGAGACAAATCTTCGGATTGCACCTCTACCTGACGCGCCCTATTGGTTGATTCTGCAATACCAAGATAACCCTGCGACGCTGATTGAAGAGGGTGATACCCCAATCTTCCCCGCCCGTTTCCACATGGTAATTGTGTGGCGAGCCCTTCGCCACTACGGGATGTACGAGGCTGCACCTGAAGTGGTGTCCCGAGCAGACATGGCGTTGAAGGAAACAATGCTTCAGCTTCAGATGGATCAAGGTCTTGAGGTTGTGGTGGGTGATCCGATATGCTAAGACTCCCTGAAATGTCGCCGGTACAGTACGACGTTGTATCGATGGCAGGCGGCTTTGATCAGGTAACGTCAGCCTACAATCTCAACCCTGGCGCACTCAGGGATTGTTTGAACTTTGCCTGTCGAACCAACGGGGGGTATTACCGCATTCCAGGTTATGAGCGTTTTGACGGTCAACCACAGCCAAGTGACGCTACGTTCTTGCCCATCGATGTCACGCTACTTGACACACCCACATTGGCCGTTGGCATGAGCGGCATGTTTGGAAACATCCCGGGAACAGTCAGCTTTATCGACCCGTTCGGCAAGTATGCTGCTGTGACCAAAACATCATCGGTCTTCACAACGACGCTGATTCCAGGTCCGATTGTTATTGGCGCTGTCACCTATGGAACGGCCAACTCCTACTACAGCGGCGTGACAATCAAGGGCATCGCACTCAACATGGCAGCGGCCGCCAACATATATCGTGCTGACATTGGGCCGGTCCCAGGGTCAGGTCCAGTACGCGGTGTGGTGTTTTACAAGGACAACGCCTACGCTTTCAGAGACAACGTTGGTGCAACGGCTTGTGCTATCTACAAGAGTTCGGCGGCAGGTTGGGTGAATGTCCCGCTAGGAAAGACGTTGATCTTCTCAGCAATGGCAGTGTTGCCGGCCGAGGGCGCTGTACTCACCCAAGGTGCTGTTACAGCAACGATCAAGCGTGTGGCGATCACGTCGGGCGGTCTCGCTGGCGGCACGGCCGCTGGTTATTTTGTCATCACCTCACTTGCGGGCGGTTCATTTGTCGACGGGTTGGCTACATATACGGGCGGGTCAGTGACCCTTGATGGACCTGAGACACAAATCACATTAGCGCCGGGTGGAACCTATTCGCTGTCAATCGGTAACTTTTCAGGCATCGACAGGATTTATGGTGCTGACGGGGTCAACGACGCTTTTGAATTTGACGGTGAGACCTACACCCCGATACCCTATGCAGCTACGATAAAGCCGAAGTACGTGCGCGCCCATTCAAATCACTTGTTCCTTGGAATTGAAGGCAGTCTGGTTCATTCAGGTATCGGTCAGCAATTCAACTTTGAAGTGGTCAGTGGTGCAGGTGAAATTGCGGTTGGTGCGGTGATTACCGACTTGCTTGTTTTGCCCGGTAATCAGGGTTCGGCCACACTCGGGGTGTTTGGCAGGAACTCAACATGGATTCTTTATGGGTCGTCGGCCGCCGATTGGCGACTTGTCAGCTTCAACATGGGTATTGGTGCGTGGGATAGAACGGCTCAGAACTTGTTCGACGCCTTCGCCTTGGATGACCGAGGTGTGACGATGATGAAGCAGTCGTTGAACTACGGCAACTTCGACGCGGGAACGCTCACCCATAACATCCGACCCTTTATTAATTCGCAACGAGGGCTTGCAACATGCTCGGCTCTAAATCGGGAGAACAGCCAATACCGCGTATTCT